CTCGACACGAATTCGGCGGCGGCAAATCGTTTCCGCTTGTCAACGTCCGTCATTTTAACGCAATATGTGCCGCAAACTTTGCGGTACTCGACCACCCTTGACTTATGGATACCCATCTCATGATGAAAAGATTTTTAGATTGGGGCTGGTTGCCCGCGCTTATCGTCGCGGCGTTCGTCTCACAAGTAGTCCACGCGCAAGCGTACAAGCAGTTCTATCCCGGTTGCGCGCTAGGCGGCACATGGAACTCGCAAACCGTGATACTCGGTTCGGGCGGTTCATGCGTGACGGGCAACCTACCCGTGACCAACCTCAACGGCGGGACCACGGCGTCGTCAACCACGTTCTGGCGCGGCGACGGCATATGGGCAACCCCTCCGGGCACGGGCGGCGGCACAGTCAACAGTGTGGCCCTGACGACCCCAGCATATTTCACCGTGACCGGGTCCCCGATCACGAACTCGGGAACGCTCGCCATTACCGGCACCACGGGGCAAACGGCAAATTCATTCCTCGCCACGCCGAATGGATCAACCGGCGCGTTGAGCGTTCGCGCGATTGTTGGGGCTGATGTTCCCGCGATCAATCTTGCGGCCTCGGGCGCGGGCGGCGTGACGGGGAACCTACCCGTGACGAATCTCAACGGCGGCACGGGCGCTTCGTCCTCGACCTTTTGGCGGGGCGACGGTACTTGGGTCGCGGCGGGCGGCGGCACGGTCAACAGCGTGGCCTTGACGGCGCCGTCGGTGTTCAGCGTGGCCGGTTCTCCGATCACCAATACCGGCACCCTCGCACTGACTTTCGCCACGGGGCAAACTGCAAATGAAGTGCTCGCGAGCCCGAACGGCTCGACGGGCGCGGTGTCACTTCGGGCACTCGTGGGCGCTGACCTCCCGGCGGTCAATCTCGCTACGAGCGGGGCGGGCGGGGTTACGGGTAATCTACCGGTGGGGAACCTGAACAGCGGCACGAGCGCAACGGGTTCAACGTTCTGGCGTGGCGACGGTACGTGGGCCGTGCCCTCCGGCGGCGCCGGTACGGTCACGAGCGTGGCGCAAACGGTCCCGGCGGGCTTTGCCATTGGGGGCTCGCCGATCACGTCCTCGGGTACGCTGGCGATCAGCTACGCGACCGGACAAACGGCCAACCTTTTCTTGGCGACGCCGAACGGCTCGACGGGTGCGCTAGCGGAACGTGCGATCGTTGGTGCCGATTTACCCGCAATCAATTTGGCCGCCTCGGGCGCGGGCGGCGTTACCGGTAATTTGTCGGTCAACAATTTGAACAGCGGTACCACGGCGGGTTCTACAACCTTTTGGCGGGGTGATGGGGCGTGGGCCACCCCCGCGTACCCGACCGGCGCGAACCCCTCGGCCTCAACAGGGTTGACGGCGGTTAACGGTTCGGCGGCTACGTTCATGCGCTCAGATGCGGCGCCTGCGCTCTCCCAGGCCATCACACCAACGTGGACCAATCCGCATACGTTTACGCCCGCAAGCGGTGTCGCCATAACGGCAAATCAGATTTCCGGTAGCTCCGCGATCAACGTAGCGGGTGCGGGTACAACGGCACCGGTTGTGATCAGTCAGGCTAGCAGCATTGCCGGGGTACAAGTAAAGGCTACGGCCGCGCAAACCGCGAGTATTATACTTTCGGGGGATGGGCTTACGGTAGGTGGTGGTGGTATTTTCTTCGGGCCGCTCAGCGGTTCGGATGTAATGCAGGTAGAAACCAATAGCACAAATGCGGTAGTCATTGCCCCCGCTAATACCGTTTCCATGACGTTTGCGAACGGTGGTGGAATTTTTACGGGAACTCACACCAACGAGGGTGCGGGCACGATCAACGCAACTCAGCTTTACGTTGCAGATACCCCCGTATTTCAGTCCGGTTCATTTACCGGCACGTTTACCGGGGTATCCACGAACACAACTGCAACCGTGTCGTATTCCATCGTAGGCAACGTGGCAACCGTGTTTATGCTTCAAAGCGGTGCCTCAAACGCGACTACGTTCACTATGACGGGCGTCCCCGCCGCAATACAGCCTGCGTCGCACAATCAACTTTTACCTTGCACATTCGTGGATAACGCAATTAACGTGCTCGGTGCGATCGGGATTAATTCCGCGTCGGGCACATGGACCTTTTATAAATTAAACCTCACAACGGGTAACGTGGGCGGCACATCGAACTGGACCGGGTCCAGCACGAAAGGCATACAGTGCTCGTTTAGCTACCTGTTGAGTTAGAACCATGAAACTTAAATTTTTCAGTGCCACCCCGATTGCGCCGCACGTGAAACTCGCCGATTATGGGTTCGCGGTTTCATTCACGGGGTGGCTAGCAATGCATTCGGCACAAATTTCTCTGTACATCCAATGGGGCGCCGGGCTCGCGGTCATGGTGTCCGCCGCCGCCGCCTCGTACTATCACATCAAGGCCGGGCGGCGGATCAAATGAGCAACCCGACCATGCCGGATCATGACCCGCGCACGTTACACGATCGCCAATGGCTGCACGCTAGGTGCATGGCGAAATTGATACTTTGGTGCGAGGCCAATGGGTACGAGGTCACCGAGGGCGAGACGTGGCGCACCAAGCAGCAAGCCGCCGCCAATGCCGCGAGCGGCGCGGGCATATCGAATTCCCTGCATATGCAACGCCTTGCCGTGGATTTCAACCTATTCAAAGGCGGGGTGCTACAGGGCGCCGACGCGTTCAAGCCGTTGGCTGATTATTGGCTTACGCTTGATCCATTGTGCGCGGCGGGGTACTATTTCCACTCTGTTGACGCCGATCACTTTAGCGTGACTTTTCAAGGAATCATGTAATGAACCTCCAATCCGCTGTCGCCGCCATCAAGGGCGCGATTTACTCGCTAACGATTTGGGTTGCCGCCGCCGCCGAGGTCTTGGGCGAATTGACGCCGCTCGTGACGCCCGGTACGCTCGAATCACTCGGGCTCGACGCCCACACCACGACCGTCATTTGCCGCGTGCTCGCGTTCGCAATGATCGTTTGCCGCGTGCTGACCTCCAAGTCACTGGCGGACAAAGTCTCGCCCCCGGTTCCTCCGTCCGTTCCCAACCAAAAAGGATTTATCGACATGCGTTTATCAATTTACCTCGGTGCCGCCGTTCTCGTCGCCATGCTCGGCGCTTGCTCGCTGATACAGAAACTCGAAAGCCCCGCCGCACAGCCGTTCGACGCAATCGCCGTCGCCGTGGGCGTCGATACACTCGTCGGCGTGAACCCGGCCACTCAGGCCGCCCGGGCCGCCTCGATCAAAGCTATTGCGTTGGAAGTGCAGGCCGTGAACGTGGGCACCGTTGCCACGCTGGCGACCCTCGAATCGGTTGCCGCCGCGAAGGTTCAAGCCCTACAGCTACCGCCGGGCGACGCCGCCGCGTCACAGTTATTGATTGCCGCCCTTTCCGCCACGGTCAACAGCTATGTGGGCAAGCTCGGGGCGAACGCCAAGGCAAACGAGGTCCAAGTGGACGTCGGCGCCGTGCTCGCGTGGGTCATTGCCGAATGTGACCGGTTCCTACCCAAGACGGCGTCGGCTGGTACGTCGATGGGCTTTCAATTGGTCATACGTGATCGAGGCGATTACCTCGCTCGCGGTTAAGCTCTTGGTGAGTAAATATGTTCACTAGTCCGCTAGTGCTTGAGGCCGACACGGGGCGCGACGACTTTTGGGTCGTTCGCGCCCCGCTCATTTGGTGCAATGCCGAATTCGGCCGCATAGCCGTTCCCGTCGGCTTTCGTACCGACTTGGCGTCAATCCCCCGCGCGTTGCGCAATCTCCCGGCATTCGACCCCAACGGCCTCTCACGGCGCCCGGCGGTCGTACACGATTGGCTATACGCCCACCAAACCCACCCGAAAGACTTTGCCGACCGTTTCTTGCGTACCGCCATGCTCGCCGAGGGCGCGGTCCACGCCGACGCAGAGGCGTTTTACGAGGCGGTCCACTTGTTCGGTACTGACGCGTGGCACACGGACGGCGCCCGTACCTTGGCCGCCTCATTCGCCACGCAAGCCGATTTCATGGCCTACGTGGCGATTCAGCCTTAAGCCGCCTTTTTCTCCGGCAGTTCGATCAACACGAGTTCCGACTTGGCCCGCGTTGCTGCGACGTAGCACAAATTTTTCTCTTGCTGCTTTTGCCAGTCCTGACGCGCCCACTTGCTCGGGCACTGTGACGAGTTCAGCCAGTACACCCGGTCGGCCTCCAAACCCTTGGCCTTGTGGATCGTGGCGAATATGACCGCGTCCACCGTGGACTCGAACAACCACGAAATGCGGTCGAGTAACGCGGGCACCGTGCGCTCGGTCTCGGGGAGCGCGTCGATAAGGAACAACACGCAATCCGTTTTGTCCTGTATCGACTCGGCCTTAGATTCCTGATTCTTGGCGATTGCTTTCTCGACCTCGCGCGCCGTGTAGGCGTAGAGTTTTTCGATTAGCGCGTCAACGCCCTTGGCGTTCATTTTGGTGACCAATTTCGCCAACCCCTCGCCGATTTCCTTACCCATGATTTGGGCGGGCACTCCGGCCTTTAGGAGTTTGTACGCGGCTTTCACAATCGGCTTGGTCGTGCGGCACACCACGAGGTCGCGGGGTTTGAACGTCTTGGCGTCCCACGTGTAACCCAAGTCGGTGACCGAGCCCTCGGGGGCGTTCGGGGCGGCCTCAATGTGGCCGACCCATTGGCGGGCGAACTTGACCACGCTGACCGGGCAACGGTACGAGACCGTCAGCGGGAGCGCGACGCAACCGAACTCCGAGGCGATCATGTCCATACTTGACGAGTCCGCGCCCCGGAACCCGTAGATTGATTGGGCCGGGTCACCAAAGGCGATCATGCGCGAGGTCGGTTTCATGATCTTGCGGACAATCGCGCGCTGTATGGCGTTGGTGTCTTGCGCCTCGTCCACGAACACAAAATCGAATTTCGGCAATACGATTCCGTCCTTGACGGCGAAGTACAAGAGGTCGTCCCAATCGCATTCCTTGGACTCGGTGGACCACTTGAGCAATTGCCGGGAAAGCTCGATAGCGCGGGCGTAGTCGGATTCCTCGCGGTCCAATTCGATATCGTGCAACGCGGCCAAGTCCTCCCACACGCGGGGCGCATCCTCGACCAAGCAACCGACGCCCATTTGGCGGGCGAGGCCGACGAGCTTTGACATGAACGCGCCGTACAACCGGGCGTCGTCGTCGCCGAGGTTCGCGTCGATCAGGCCGCGCAGTTTGGAGGGGTTGGGCTCGCGCACGCCGCGCGCCCGGAGAACGGGTTGCATGACGAGCGAGTGGAACGTGCGACCGTTGACGCCGCGCTTGCGCAACTCGGCGGCAATGTCCTTTCCGAACGAAAGGTAAATGTGGGAAAGGCCGGGGGCGATTTTCGACACGGCGCGCGTGCCGGTTGAGGTTTTGCCCGAGCCCGCGACCGCAACCACGATTCCGTTGCCCGCGTTGGGGTTCGCGACAAACTTGTAAATGCCCTCTTGGTACGCCGAGTCAGTAAAAATGTGTTCCACTTGCGTTGCTCCGTTGTTTGACCTAGAGCTATTATGCCTGACGGAACCGTCAGTTTTATGTGACGCGCGTCACGTTTCCCATTTCCCGTATCGTTTCTCGCGCCATGCGTCGGGCGCCTTGACCGGCCACGGGGAGCCGTCCGGTAGCACGGCCCAAGCGGGGCGCCGGTTGACGATTTCGAGGTACGCGGCGGTCGAGCCGAACCCCTCGGGGACCTCGGCGACGCCCTCGTCGTGCGTGTGCATGACCCACGGGTACCCGGCGGCCTCACAGTCCACCATTGCGTTGGCCTGATACTCGCGGGCGACCTTGGCGACAACGTTTTGGGTCAGCACGCCGCCGTACAATTTCATGCGTTGCCACCCGCTCGCGCCCTTTTTGGCGTTCGAGTTCCAACCAACGTAGGTGATTTCCTTTTCCCAAGCGCTGGCATACGCGCGTTGGCTCGGGGCCAATCGGGGCTCGTGGTATTGAAGCGGGGCGCCGTCGGTCGGCGGTTGACAGTACAAAATGTCGTGTTGCACGCAATAGGTGATTCCACGATATCCGAACGCCACGCCGGGGTTTTCAATCGCCCGGACGGCGGCGCCCTCCAACCCGAAACACTCGTCGCGCTCGGGATCATACGAGCCGTCCGGGGCGCGGTTGAACTTGTTGCGGGTTTGGCCGCCCCAAAATTCGACGGTGTTTGGAATCTTCGCGCGGGTGCGCAGTACCATTTCCTTGATTGCCGCGTCGTCGCCGTACACGTCAGCGCCAAACCGTTTCCACCCGCCAACCCATGCGCCGAACCCCGAGGCGAGCGTGGGAATTTTCCCCATTGTTTGGCGGTCGGGGTGGTGCCGTCCGTTTTCCTTGCGATACTGCAAATAGTATTCGAGGGTCTTGCCCGTGATCCCGGCGGCGGTCGCCTCGTAAATCTTGCCGTGTGTTTTGAACACGTCGATTTGCCATTGTTCGCCCGCAAGGCACGCGAGGACGACGGCTTGAATTGCGGAATAGTCCGCGCTGATCAAGTCGCAGCCCGGCGCCGCAATGACCATTGAGCGCAAGCAATCGGCCACGAGTTCGAGCGCGTCGCCGAAACACGCCTCGACCGTCGGCAAGTGCCGCGTGGCGATACAGGCCAACGCTTGCTCAACCTCGGCGGGTGTCTTGAGCTTGCCCGAGTACAGGTTCGCCATTTGCACGTTTTGCCCGTTCCATAGGCTCGTGTGCGCAGCGTGGTACGCGTACTGATTGCGCAACCGCCCGTCGCGTGAACGTTGGGAGCGCATGGCGTACAATTTCTTTACGGAGCCGAACGCCAGCAATTGCCGAATGCGGACCACTCGCATGATATCGCGCGGCAAGTCCTTGCGTTCAAGCGTTTCGTATACCGTATCCTCGTCCAAATTGTCGAGATACAACCCGCGCGAGGCGAACCAACGGAGCGTTGCGGCAACCTCGCTCGATTTCTGTACGTGGTTGGCCGTGAGGCCGCGCAACTCGGCGTTGTATTTCTCGGTCGCTTGCTCAACAATCGCGAGGCAGTTTTCCACGGCCACGAGGTCGATGTACATGCCGCGCAAATTTATCTTTTGGTCCGTTTGCCAAATGGCGAACTCGCGCGGCGTCAAGTCAGGGAGCCGCGAGCACGCCTCAAGCTCGGTTATAACGTCGCGCACGCAATAGCCATACAGCTTTGCGAAATCCTCGGGCGCACGGTCGAATGTAATTATGGAAGCCAACGCAACCCCGGATTTTTCTTGGTCGGATTTTTTGGCACCGTGAGCTTACGTATAAGGCGGTCGCCGTCCGGGTCCTTTTGGTTGACGAGGTGCAACGCCTCGCCCGCATTCGCGAGCCCGCGCGGGTACGCGTTAGCGGCGGCCTTGCTCATGTCGCACCGGAGCAGTTCGAGCGCGAGCGGCGGCCATCCTAAGCGCGGCACGCAAAAGCAGTTCCACACGGTCCATTCAAATTCGACATTCCAAGCGGACAGGATCAACCCGCGCCGCACGTGGTCAAGTAGCCGCGTGGGCTCCGGGCGCGTCGGCGTCCACAAGGCGGGGCCGACTCCGTCGAGCAAATCGTATGCCATGCACAGAACCTCAAACGAAGGGTGCTCGACGTAGTTCCTGACGCCCACGGCTTTGATCCCGCGCGATTGATTAGAGTGCCCCGGCAAGGATTCCCACTTTTGCTCGTCGGCATCCCATACGAACCCACTTTCAGAATACGTCTCAAAATCAATTGGCGGCCACGCGGTGCTATACCCGTGCGCGACTTTGAATCGTTCACCGTAATGCATGGGCTTCGATGTAAAATGCTGCGATGTGTCCGCGCCGACAAGGGCGCCCCCCATTGTAGCGAGGGCGCCCTAATTTCTTTGCTTCCTCCCGAGTCACTTACGGGTCCAGATATCCGGCAGCGATTAAGGAGGCGTTTGTCCACCCCTGACCAATAACAGCTTCATACGAATACGCGGCGAACGCGCCCTTGAGCACCTTGGCCGCCGCTGGCGGCGCTGGCGGGGCGGGCGGCGTCGGCGGGACGGCGAGATACGCCGGGGCCGGAACAACGCCCACGGGGCCGGGTATTGCGGCGCCGGGCACCGGGGGAGCGGCACCGGGGAGCGCGGGCGGGAGCGGCGGGGCAGGAGCGGCGGCACCCGGAACCGGAGCCGCCGGAGCGGGCGCGGTTGAACCGCCAATCGGAGCGGCAACCGTGGAGGGGCGCGCACTCTTGCCGAGTCCCAAACTCTTGGGATCGACGCCTTGCGCAATGCGGCCAAGCGGGGAGTATCCGACGAACGCAACAATATTCGCGTTCACGTAGATACCGGGCCGTTGCGTCGAGTCGTTCCCGAGTATGGTGACGTGGACCTCGACCAAGTCGCCAGCCTGTACCACGTTCGGGTCGAGCAAATATGCCGACCCGTCGCCGTTGGTGATTTTGAACGGTCCCATTTCGCCGTTGCGGGTCAAGGACACGATCCAATGGCCGGGGTATCCGGTCTGATCCTTGGGCGCGTTGCCCTTGGTGTTCGGAATCGCCGAATCGCCGTCGATCACTTTCCACGAAAAGGTCGGGGATTCTGCGATTTTCGGGAACGCGTGGTTACCGAGCGCCCAAAACTGCGCGCCCCACGGCTCTTGTCCGAAATGGGTTGCGCCCGGCGTCTTGGGAATGGCGAGACCAAAATAATATTGGCTCGTGGGTTGTCCGGCCTTGGGGCCGTTCTTGATCAAGCGCGGCTTGCCGTCCGCGTCCTTGTCGCTCGCCGTGTACAGATTGCCTGACACGATACGACCGACCGGCAATAAAACGTCCTTAGAATCACTCATATTTTGCACCTCATTGTTGACGGACTCGTCAGTATACTACTTTTGGAAAATCTTTCTAGTCCGAACGGTCGAATCTGGCACGAGTTTTGCTGTACCGTTCGGCACGTGCGAGACCTTGCCGATAACCGCCTCGGGAATTTTGCGCTTGATTGCTTGCTTTGGAGTCATGGCGAAAGTTTCCTCGGTCAGCGCCACACCATACAGCGAGCCCAACGCCTTGACCGTGGTTACGGGAGCGTTCCAAGTCTGCCGGGGTTGCGTGTGCCCAATGCCCCAATTCGTCACGCTCTTGCCCTGACGAATCATTCCGAGTGCTTGTTCCTCCAACCCCCCGGCCAACGCCTTGAGCAAGTCCAAACCCTGATTGATTTGGGACAATCGCACGCCGACCTCGTCCGCGTTGCATGTCATGGCCTCGACCGACCCGGAGAACTCAAGCACCGATTGCCCGGCAATGTGCAAGGTCTTGCACACGGCGGCGGCGGAACAGTCAATGCAATGCGACCCGGTCTTGGTCTTGGGGTTCGGGCCGAGCGCATCCTCGGCGGCGTTCGCGCATACGTTGACGAGCGAGCGCAAGCGCGACCCGCTCGTGCGCCACTCGCGCACCGGGCCGTCGGGATGATAGCAACGCGGTTGCACGATTAAGAACTCGACAATTACGTCCTGATCGTTCAACCCCAATTGATCAATGAGCCCGGCGGCGTACGCTGCTAGTTGATAGTTCTCGAACACCTCGACGTATCGACGCCCGTATTTGTAATCGGTCACCCGCAACGTTTTCGTGGCCGGGTTCCATTGCCAAAAGTCGGGCGTGCCGAAACACTTTGCGTGGACGCGTGGAATCTCGACGCGAGTTTCGGCGGTCCCTTTGAACCCCTCCAACGCGTCCACGTACATTTCGGCGCCGTCGAGCATGTCTTGATCAATCGCCACGCCGTTGGGAGCTTTGTCACCGACGCCCGGTACGACGCCGTCGCCCGTGCATTGCGCGGCGAGCGCGAACAGCCACGCGGCCCAATGCCCGGCCTCACCCTCGGCGGCGGCCTCGGTTTGCGGCTTGTCGGCGAACGGTGCCTCCAACGCGACGGAGCCCGCACACGGGACAATGCGATAGAGTTTCGACGGCGCTATCGGCGCATGCTCGCGGGCGCTCATGCTCCGTTCACCGAGCCCACGCGTATGGGTTTTGTATCGTCGGAAATATAAAGCGGGTGTTTGGGCGACCCGTTCTTGGTGAGCCCGAGGCAAACTTTTAGGTTGGGCACCTCGGCGAGAATGCGCGAGACCTCAATGCCGCGAGGCCGTGCAAGTTCGTGGGTTCCCCACGCCAACACGACCATGGGGCAAATGCTCGACATTTCCTTGATGCGCGCGTCGTTCTCCGGCCCCACGCGGTCGCCGTTGAATTTCTTTAGCACCTCGGGGAATGGTGTGCGGAACGCGTACAGGTTGCCCACGAGCATGGCGTCGAAACCCCACGCGGCGGAAAACTTGACGCACTTGCGGATTGTGTTGTCGTCCCGGTCGGCGTCCGCCGTGCTCGGGTTGAACATGAGCCACAATAGGCACTTGAGGCGCCCCGGCGTTTCGGCCTTGGTCTTGGGGTCCACCACGGGCTTGGCCTCAAAATTCCATTGGCGGCCAAGCCCGTATCGGTACACCTCGTCCGCACTGATCATGGCGGTACGTTTCATTTGCGCACACGCTTGCGCGGCTTTGCCGTGTTGCGTCGAATCGATTCGAGTTTGCGCGGAATCGCTAGGAAATTTGTGCAATGTAACACGGCGTTCAAGCGTTTAAGTTCGTCGCGAATGTCTTGCAGCACCACGAGCGAGCATTCCGATACGCTACTGCCGGTTACGTCCCAGGTATCGCCCGCGTTCTTATGGCCGCTCATGCAAACCCCAACGCCTTGGCGGCGGGCACGACGAGGTCGTCGCGGCCACTCAACGCGAACAGCGTGTCGATACCGAGGGGCTTAATTTTCGCCTGTACCGACTCCACGGTCATAAGGTTGGCGGCCATGGCCTCCGACACTTTCACCATGAGCGTGGGGAAATCGATAGCGGGCGCGGCGGGCGGTACCGGCGGCATTGGCGGGGCGTCCGGTTCCAAGTCGGCCTCGTCGTCCTCCGGCGGCGTGAGGACCCCACCCGGCGGCGGGGGCGGCGTTTTCAGAGCGGTGACGGCGTCAGCGAGTGACGCGCCCGGCGGGATCACGACACCCGCGACCCGCGTCACGCCCATTTGCTCGGGAGTCGGCGGCGGGGGCGGCGGCAATGCACCCGGCGGCGGGGGCGGCAACGCATTCGTGGCGGGCACCGTGGGCGCTTTGCGCGGCAACGTGGCCTCAACGGCGAGGCGGTCGGCCTCGGCCACTCCACGGCGGTTTTTCCATGCGCCGCCAATGGTCTTGGCTTTGTTGCCTGAATGTATGCGGGCGTCCCATTGCATGCCGTTCGCGTCGAACTCAGGCTCGGTCGGCACGGCACCGGGAACCGGGGGCGCGGCGGGCTCGGGTTTGATCGGTACAACGTTCGAGGGCTTGGGCTCGCTGAACGCGGCACGCTCGGGTGAACCGGCGGTGAAATTGTAGGGGCTGGTTGCAAGCGTGCCGGTTTCCACGAGTCTTGGTGTCTCGGCGGCCGTCTTGGCTTGCGCGACCGATAGATCGGCGGCGTCGATTAAAAAATTTGCAATCAATTGCGTTTCGGCAACGTTGCCCGTATCGACCTCGAACATTACTTTCATAATTTTGCACCTCGTATGGAAAGTGGGACGCATGCTTGCATAAACTGACGGAGTCGTCAATACTCGTCCGCATGACACGCTTTCAACGCTGGCGCTCCCGATACCCGACAAATTGGGAGCGTATCTCATTCGAGGTACGCGAGGCCGCCGGGTGGGCTTGCCAGCATTGCGGCGCCCGGCACCGTTGGTTCCACCCGGTCCACGGCACGGTCGCCTTTATACAGACTGCGCACCTTGACCACAATCCCGCCAACGTCGAGCGTTCAAACCTCCGGGCATTGTGTCAACACTGTCATTTAGCATATGATGCGCGCCACCACGCCGAAAGGCGGTACGCCACCCGACGCGAGGGCCGAGCCTTGGAAATGTTCCCGTGTTGAAACCGACTAATCGGGACCTTTGCAAATCGCGCAAATCGGCTATTGCCAAAAATCGCCGAACATACTACACCGGAAAACCTTGTCCGCGAGGTCACGTCGCCGCGCGTTTAACGTCTAGTTGCTATTGCACCCGCTGTAATACCGAGGACGGCTACCGCTGGAACCGCAACAATCCCGAGGGGCGCCGTAGATTTGCTCGCATTTTCAATAAGTATCCCGAGCCTACGCGACCTCGTCCGACCACGTGCGAGTGTTGCGGCGCGGTTTCTATTGGGCGCGTGCTTGCATTGGATCATTGCCACGTAACCGGAAAATTCCGAGGTTGGTTATGTGCCAAATGTAATACGGGACTGGGCAAATTCGGGGACAATATCGACGGGCTTTTAAAGGCCGTTCAATATCTGGCGAAGGCTGTGCATGCTTCGTAATTATCAAACCGAATTTGTGCAGGACATTTATTCAGCGTGGAATGCGGGCGCTCGCAACGTCATTGCGACAGCGGCCACGGGGTCGGGAAAAACTGTTGTAATGGGGCACATAGTCAAAGGTTTTAACGTCCCATCTATCGCTATCGCTCACCGTCAGGAACTTGTTAGTCAGTTCGCACTCATGCTAAATCGCGAGCACGTTCCGCACTCGATAATCGCACCGTCCACAATTATTCGGCAAATTGTGGCGCTTGAAATGGATACGCACGGGTTTAGCCAATACAATCCGCGATCTTCCACACGTGTGGCCGGAGTCGATACCCTAATTCGCAAAGTAAAAACGCGTGAACGATGGATGGACGAAACACAACTCACAATCGTGGACGAAGGACACCATACGCTCGCAAATAATAAGTGGGGAACCGCCGTTGATATGTTCCCCAATGCGCGCGGCTTGTTCCTGACCGCGCACGCGCTACGAGGTGACAACAAAGGGTTGGGCCGCAACGCCGACGGCCTCGCCGACGCGCTCGTGATCGGACCCAATGCAAAATTCCTAATTGAAATGGGCATGCTTTGCCCGTACCGCCTCATATGCCCCACGAGTGACGTGAATCTCGACGCCGTGCATACCGGCGCCTCGGGTGAGTTCAACCAGGACGAAGTACGCGCGGCGGTCCACGCGAGCCCCACCATTGTGGGCGACGTGGTCGCCACGTATTTGAAATTCGCGGCGGGAAAGCTCGGGATTACCTTTGCCGTTGACATTGAGAGCGCGACCGAGATTGCGGCGGCGTATCGCGCGGCGGGTGTCCCCGCAGAAATCATCACGGGGGAAACACCACTTGAGGTGCGCGGTGCCCTCATGCGCCAGTTTCGCGAGCGGCGAATTTTGCAATTGGTGTCCGTGGACGTGCTCGGCGAGGGCGTGGACGTGCCCGCCGTGGAGGTCGTCAGCATGGCCCGGCCCACGGCGTCGTTTCAGCTATTTGCACAGCAAACCGGGCGCGCGTTGCGCTTGCTGATCAGCGACGAGTTGACCGCCGTGTGGAACGACCTCACGGACGAGCAACGCAAAGCCCACATTGCCGCGAGTCCCAAACCTAGCGCCATATTGATCGACCACGTACAGAATTGGCTACGCCACGGGCTCCCCGACACGCCGCGCGAGTATACGCTCGACCGCCGCGAGCGAAAATCGAAATCGTCGGATGGCATACCGTTGCGCTCGTGCCTCGAATGTCTCCGACCGTACGAACGATATTTGACCAAGTGCCCCTATTGCGGTGCCCCCGTGCCGCTCCCCGCCGCGCGCTCCACGCCCGCGCAAGTGGAAGGCGATATGTGCGAGCTTGACCCCGAGGTGCTACGCGCGTTGGAGGCCGAGAAAAAGCGGGTAGACGGGCCGCCCGTGTTGCCGTTCGGTGTGACGGTCGCGCACGGCAAGGTCAAGCACGCGCACTACTCCCGCCAGCAATCGCAGCAAGAATTGCGCGAGGTCATGGCGTTGTATATGGGTTGGCTAGAACAACTCGACCACGGGCACCGTGAGGCGCAAAAGCGTTTTTATCTGACGTTCGGCACTGACGTGTTGAGCGCCCAAGCATTGAACGCTCAGGACGCCGACGCGCTCCGCGAGCGAATCCAAGCGATACTCACCAAGCAAGGCGTATATAATGCGGTTAAAGTCGCTTAAGCAACTACTCTGTAGAATTTTTGGGCATAAACCCCACCGAGTTTATCGGTATCCTCGCCCGTTCGACCGGGAGCTAGTGACGTTTTGCACTCGCTGCAAACACGATCCGGTTTGGCCTCACGACAGGTTTGACACATGAATAATTACCGCCGCTTTGCTTTTTGGTTTGCCATGGAATTTATTTCCTTTGCGCTCGTCGTGGCGAATGGCCGCGCGTACAACCAAGGCCATTATGGTTGGACCCTCGGTACCGACATGGTTATATCGGGGTTCCACTTTTACGCGGGCGCCAAGTTCGTGGAGGACGACAAGAACCGCGACCGTTGGAGCATGGCCGGGTGTGTGCTCGGCGGCGGCTTGGGCTCGGTGTTCTCGATATTTGTAACCAAATGGGCGTACGGAGCATGAGCGAGGGCCGCGTACAATCGCTCGTCCGCCTCGCGCTCGCGCGCTTGGGCTGGCGCATGTGGCGCAACAATCGCGGCGCGTTCAAGGACGCGACCGGGCGTTGGGTCCGCTATGGCCTCGGCAATGATTCCAAGAAATTGGGCGACGTGGTCAAGTCGCACGACCTCGTCGGGTGGCGTGCGGTCGTGATCACCCCCGACATGGTCGGGAAAGTAATTGCGCAATTTGTTTCTATAGAATGCAAGGACGAGGATTGGGTCTATAACCCGAACGACGAACACGAGGTCGCCCAAAAGCGTTGGTTGGACATGGTGAACACCGACGGCGGATACGCGGCTTTTATTTCAAACGAGAATCAACTACCCTGACGAGTCAGTCAACCGAGGTATTAGTATGAAGCAAGCTATTTTAGACGCCGCCGTGCAAATCGCATCGCGTAAGGGTTTCCCCGCCGTGACGCGAATCGCCGTTGCCACGCGCGCCGGTTGCGCCGAGGGCACCGTGTCGTATTACTTTAAGACCATGGCGCGATTGCACGACGCCATTGTGCGCGAGGCGATTGCCACGTATCAGCACGGCATACTCGCCAAGGCATTGGCCGCAGGGAATCGCATTGCCAAGACCGCGCCTCAAGCCCAAAAGGACGCCGCCGCAAAACTGATCACGGGTTAGTCCACGTGAAGCTGACTCGAAAACAAAAGCACGATATTCGCGCCGCCGCAAAGGCGCGCGGAGATACTACGTACGATTTGGGAGAACCCTGTTGTAATGGGCATACGGCTGCCAGATACGTTAGTTGCACAAGATGCGTTGAGTGCGCGCGAGAAAGGCATTTGACCCAATGGTATGGGACGGACGCGCACGCGTTCAAATCATCACGAAAGAAATATCAACGCGGATATCGAAACGATCCGGCGCATAGGAATAAATCTAGAAAGTGGCGTAAAATGCCGCTCGCGAACAGACCCGAGCCGAAAACTTGCGAGCTATGCGGAAAATCCCCCAAGAAAATGGTTCTTGATCATTGCCACGAAACGAATCGCTTTAGAGGTTGGCTTTGTAATCATTGCAACGTCTGTATCGGAGGTTTGGGGGATAACGAGGCGGGATTGCTAAGAGCAATTGAGTACCTACGGCGTGCTTAAATCCCTTCAAAATAATGTCCAGTGGATAGTGTACCGCCGCCAAGGAAAGGTTCCAGTACACCCCGAAAATTTACACGCGATAGACGCTACCGATCCGGCTAATTGGATGCGCGGCACGGTGGCTATAACGTGGTCCAAATTTCTTGGCCCTGAGTACGGTGCCGGATTTGTTTTGTGGAAAGGCTGCGGCGTAGGTGTCCTAGATATAGACAAAGCGTTGCAAGACGACGGAACATGGTCGCCAATTGCTCAGGAACTATGCCGAAAGTTCCACGGGGCGTATATCGAAGTGTCGCAATCGGGGCGCGGCATTCATATTTTTTTCCGCTACTTAAACGAAGCTCCCGCGCATCGCAAGCGCCACACGGGACTCGGGATAGAGTTTTACACCGAACTCCGGTTCATCGGAGTGACCGGCACCAACGCGCAAGGCGACGAAACGTTCGACGCCACGCACATGTTGCCGCACTTGATCGCGCAGTATTTCCCGCCCGGCGCCGAGTTATCGAGTGATGGTTGGACGACTGAGCCCGCGCCGCAATGGGACGGCCCCACGGACGACGACGAGTTAATCCGGCGCATGGTCGCGAGCAAATCAGCGGGCGCATTGTTCGGCAGCAAGGCGAGCGTGGCCGACCTATTAGCGGGCAACGTCGAACGCCTCGCAATCGCATTCCCTCCACAATCAGCGGGTAAAGACTATGACGGCAGTTCAGCGGACCAAGCCTTATTTAATCACCTCGCATTTTGGACCGGCGGCAATTGTGATCGCATGTTGGCTATCGGCGAACGCTCCGCGCTCAACCGGCCCAAGTGGCAACGCGAGGGCTATCTACGCGGAACAATCACCAAGGCCGCCGCGTGGCAAACGACCTACTATAAGCAGCGAGCCGCGCAAGCCGATATCCCGCCCACCGTTGCCGGAGTCGTGCCAAGTTCTCTCATTCCCCCGCCGCCTCCCCCGCACCTCGTCGGGTCCCTCGTACCCCCTCCCCCGCCGGTAATCGTCGCGGGCGTTGAGATACCGCCGGTCCCTAATGCAATGCCGATTGCGGCACCCGAGACCGGACACGGCAAGATATTGACGGGCGACGCGCAACGCATTTTGTTCAAGGGTTGCTTGTACGTTCAAGACATGAATCAAATTATGATCCCGAGCGGCCACACGCTTAAACGCGAGCCGTTCGACAATGACGAGCGATACCGTGGGCGCTCGTTCATTGTCGATATCACCAATGCGATAGATAAGTCGGCTTGGTCCACGTTCACGCAATCGCAACTCGTGGAGTTTCCGACAGTGCATGGAACATACTTTGACCCGCGCGAGCCTGAGAACGCCGAGCGCGAACGCCTCGGCCTCAAGTACATAAACACGTGGCGCGACCCGCTCGTCGTCGCGACGCCGGGCGACGTGAGCTTGTATACCAACCACATAAAAAAGCTATTTCCCAACGGCGAGGACGCGGTCATATACACGTCGTTCGTGGCCGCGTGCGTGCAAAACCTCGGCGTCAAAGCCGCGTGGGCGCTGTTGATCCAAGGTGTACCCGGTAACGGCAAATCGTTCTTGACCAAGGTGATGCAATATTGTCTCGGGCTCGACTACGTCTATAGCGCGAGCGCCGCGAATTTGGACAATCATTTCAACGGCTATCTGTATCGAAAGCTCATGATCCTGGTTGAGGAAATAAAAACGATTGAGGGAAATGCCGCGACGTGGGAAAAGCTCAAGACGATGATTACGGAACAGTTCCAAGAAATCGAGAAAAAGGGCGTTGACCAAGTCACGCGCGAAGTTTGTTTCAACATGATTTTTAACACCAATCACAAGGACGGTATCCGCAAGACGCAAGAGGACCGCCGTATATGCCCGCTGTTCGCCGCGCAACAATCGCTCGCCGACTTGGCCCGCGACGGGTTGGACGAGGCGTACTTTATTCGTTTGTTCGATTGGTTCGAGGGCGGCGGCAACGCGAGCATTCTGCATTACCTCCGCACGTACGATATTCCCGAGCACTACAATTTTGCCAAGGGTGCTCGGCGCGCACCGATCACCACGTCAACGCAAGAGGCCATTAACGCCGGGTTGGGCGGGATCGAGCAAGATATCCAAGAGGCTATTGCCGTCGGCAAGGCGGGCTTTAAAGGCGGTTGGATTAGCTCCGACGCCCTCGCCATACTCTTGGGCCAATCGAGCCGTGGTAAGTTCGTGTCCCGGTCCAAGCGCGTGGAAATGCTCACGACGTTGGGATACGAGCGACACCCGCAACTCCCTGACGGGCGTATTACTCAGGACTTGCCGACGGGAGGGCGCCCAACGCTGTACATCGTGGCGGGGCACTCGTCGCGCCTCGTGGCGAATCCGCTCATGGTGCGCGAAATGTATTTGAACGCGCAAAAGTGACAAATATTGACGAGTCCGTCAGTTTAGGTCACTATGCGAACTCGGTCACAATGGAGCCTCCAAAATGCCCAAATCCGTAATATTTTTCGCCATCGCTTATGTGCTCTTGATCATCGTCGCGGGCGTGATGCACGCCGCCGCCCACCGTAACAAGATCGGTCCCGAACTGTAGACAAAAAAAAGCCCGGCGCTAGGCCGGGCAAGTTCGTGCGGGTTGGGGATGACACCCCGCGCGATTAGAACCCTTCCGGCGAGCCGTACACCCCTTTGACGCGAGTGATTCCCCGGAGGCGTAGGTACCGGCGCGCATTCGCCCGACGGAGCGAAACGCGGTCAAACGTGATCGGCTCGACGCGCGCCGGCACTCTACGCGAAAACAAACGTTTCAAATGTGCGAGCGCGCCTATCATGAGTTGCGCTCAAATTTTAAAGCCGTTGGATATCCAGCGTTGCGCTCTTCCAGCCACCAAGCTAGCCTTACGGCGTCCTCAAGGGAATACCCGTCACCGGACTTTGGCGAAGTTGATAGGGTGTTTACATCCACCACGAAAAAATCCGGGTCCACGCCAATTCGCTGGACGTTATACGGGCCGACTGAACGCGGCTTATGCGGAAATTTCATGCGCCGCCCCTGAACCTCGGCTCGCGCCGCTCGGGCGGATATCCGGCGGCGCGAATCGTCAACCACTCGCGCAATTGGGCGGCCTCGGCGCTCGTGTAGTCATATGAACGTGCGAATGTGATCATATCGACAACCACCGCATAGCCCGGCCTATCGGGAATCGTGGAGGTCGTGGCGTACGGGCCAATCGAACGGAGATTGCGACGCGGCATTACGAACGCAACGCGGCGGCGCACACGGCGACCGCAGCAAACCAGGCAACAATTATCATGGCGACACCTCGTGAGTTGAATTGATCAGTCGCGAGCATAGTACGCCCTGACGAGGTCGTCAAAGCGTGTCGGGCGTCACAATTTTACTCTTCGGCCGCCTCGGGGTCTCCCTCGTGCGTCCATTCCCCGTCGCTATCCTCGTCGTTATAGCAATGCTCGGGAAGGTCCGGGGCGCAACGTGGTGTGAGCGGGCGAGGCATGGCGGGGTACTCGTACAGCGGGCGGAATGACAGAGACTGTCTCATATGAAGCGGGGCGCCCCGCTACGCGCCGAGGTGCAACGGTTGCGCGTAGGTTCATTGGGTTGGGGCGGCCCCGCACCTCAAACGGTAGGCGCTCCGGGCGCGCGTGGCAAGTCGAACCGACGGAACTGCGTAAGTGATTGATTGCAGTGAATCAGGACCCGGCCCCCGCCAAGGGCAACGGTTGGCGCCGCTTGAGCGTGACGAATGCGCGCTCACCGGGTCCCGTGGGGCGACTGTATCACCCGCCACACTCGACCTCAATAGTGGCCCTCCCGATGCGTACGGAGCCCGTGGAGCCGCGACGATGGGCGAAGGGCATAGCGGCGCACCGACAGCACTGGAGCTTGTTACGCTTGAGCCTATTGCGCATCCAACGCTTGAGCGGCGTTCCCCTCGGGCGTCGGTGTATCCGGTGATCACCCCTCAATTGGGGTGCCCGTGGCCGCCGCAACGTCCGCGACATAGGTCTCGCGGGTCGTGGGCTTGAGCGTGCCGTCGGCTTGTCGCACCTGCCACACCTTGGCCTCGTCAATGACGATAGCGCCGGGCGCATCCGAGCCCCAATTCGCTTTTACCGGCGCGTTCGGGTTCGAGCCGAAACCCCACTCGCGCAATTTGTACTCGGCCCACACGCGCAACAACGATTCAAGCTCGGCGGCTTGCGCCGGTTCGAGGGTGATTGCCTCGGGCATGGGGACGCGGGTCACAATCCATTTAAAACCGGAACCGGGGTGCGCTCGCTTGGGATTGACGCACAACACGCAACCGGCGTTCGCCGTGAATCGGTCGGCCATGTGGCCGTGCTTGCAGGGTTGGCCGGTATTGTAGCGAGCGAGCCCGGCGTCGAGCGCCGCGCGGCGGTCTATTAAATTGGTCATTAGGTCACCTCATACATTAGGCGCCGAGGGGTTCCGACGCGTTATAAATCAAGCATGTCGGATACCCCGTACATGCTCGCACCTACGGATTATTAAGTAATTAATTCATGTTGTCTATACCTACTGAATAACTAACCACTAATTTGTTGCACTGAGCATTGCGGATTCGCTCTTAATTCAGGGAATTTAGGGGAAAAATGTCAATGAAATCAATGCTTGCGGAACGTCAGTTAAAGTAAGGGTGTATCCGACGGCTCCGACGGCAACGGGGCTCGTGATCAAAAGTGTATAATTTGACAAGAGTTTTTTGACAAGGAATTTTTGACAACGCCTCGGCACGTGGTTGACCGGCGCCGGGCGGGTGTGCGATTGTGGCGGGCATGAACGAACTCGCGACCGTGGCCGCTGTGCCCGTGGAAATCTTGCCGCGCGTGCCGCTCCCGGTCATGGTGGGCGAACGTGAACTCACGCCCCGCGAGGTCGTGTTCGCGCAGTTCTACGCTGAGTCGCGCTCGCTCGTCAGCGCTTACAAGGCGTCGCACGATGTAGCGCCGGGTGCCGCGTACCGCTCGATATGGTCGAGCGCCGCCGCCGTGCTCGCACGAGACCACGTCAACAAGCGCGTGGCCGAAATCCAAGACCGTCTCGCGACCGCCGGCATTGCTCGCGCTATCGATATTTTGCGCGACCTCGCGGACATCGTGACGACCGACACAAACGAAATCGTGCGCGTGCAAAAATACAATTGCCGACACTGCAACGGCACGGCCTATGGTATGCAATGGCGCGACGCGGGCGAGTTTGCGCAAGCGCTCGACGCGTACAACGCGCAAGTGACACTGATCGCCGTTGGCGGGAAAATTCCCAAGGGCGAGCGCATGACGTTGCCCACGTGCTCGGGCGGCTTTGGGTACGACTGGCAATTGCCGCCGAACCCTACATGCCCCACGTGCTTTGGCAACGGGATCGAGCGCACGATCATTGCCGACACGACGAAACTATCGCCTGCCGCGCTCAAGTGCATCAAGAACATCAAACAGGACAAGGACGGCGTTATTACGGTTGAGCTATACGACAAACAGCAAGCCCGTGACATGATGTTAAAAATGCTCGGGGCGTACAAGAACGACGGCAAGGGCTTGCCGCTCACGGGCGCCGCGCCGCTCGACGGTATCTCGCTCGCTGAACAAGCCGACCCGCGCCTCGCCGCCGACGCGTATATTCGCATGCTCAATCCACCAACCAAGGGGTGACGATGAAACGTTATATCGGCTTTGCTATAGCGCTCGCGTTCGTGTCCATAGGCGATTATTTGATACACGTCTCGCACACCATGCCCGCGCCGCGCCCCGTGTTCGACGGACACGTCACACCCGCGCATCGACCGCTTCGTCAGATTGACATACAGGGTCACATGCAATACGGTCCAAGGACGGCATGCCCCGCCGTGTACGACGCCCCCAACGGAGACTTACGTCAATGCTTATGAAACGATTTGCGCTATCACTCGCCTTGATCATTTGCGGCGTTCTGGCCGCCGTGTACGTTGCCAACGCCGACGAGCCGCCCGCCAAGGCGCGACCGTCACACGACTACCAGCACCCGCCGCTCGGCACGTGGGGCTTGTCGTGGTGCGGCTCACGCGGAACGCTATGGGTACACGAGGCGAACGGGACATGGTGGAGCTATTCTAGCGAGGACGGCACAATGCCGCCGCCCGACGCCATCGGCGAGTTCAATGATTGGATCGACAGCGGTCCGACCGACATTCGCGAGATAAGCGGCGTCACGTGTGCCGCGCGTGTTCCCAAGGGAACTTGAGCGAAATAAACCGTCGGTATTGACGGCGAGGTCACTTTCGCATTGCAACGGGACTAATTCAGGGAACGCCGCACACTATGCTGTCAGATAACGCCTACAAATAGGGCGAAACTGTGACGCGCGTCACGGAATGAGGTATTGATTCGACCGTATCAAGCCTGCTAGCGGCGCTTGGCCTTGCGCGCCCGCTTGGCCTCGGCGGCGCGTTGCGCATCGTTCAACACGGGTGCCCACGGTGCGCTTGGGCGTCGGCCCGTGCAGACCTCGACGATGTGTTCGACCTCGCCCGGTCGCCACGGTGTAGCGGCGCTTACCACGAGTGCAGCGCCCATGCCCACGCGACGATCCCAGCGCCGACGATGACGCCCCAACAAAAGTACGACATGCGCGCCTCGTGGTCGTTCATGGCGGCAAACCATAGGGAGTTTGAGAGAATGGGAACGCATACACGTCACGCTCGGGCGGCGCCGGGAGCAAGTCGAGCACACATTCCACGTGGTAGTGGCCGCCCAAGTAATGCACGAGCGGGCCGGGCGTTGCAGTAACGCTCAAGTGGCAACCGGCGCAAAACGTCGCGGGTCTGCCCTTGGGGTCACGTAAAGCGATTTGGAGATGATCGCACCATTGCCAATGCTTGGTCATATGGGCGTCACCGTGCCCTTGAGTGCCCCGTCGAGAATGCCCATATACGGCGACGGTGACGCCTTGCGCGCGTTGGCCTCGGCGACGACGGCTTGGGCCGCCTCGGCGATGAACACCAATTGACAGCCGACCCAATGGCCGCCGCCGCAAGAATTGTCACACGTGCAAAACGCTGCAAGGGGTGACTTGCTTGTGTCGTTCATAGACCGAGCCAACGTTGCCGCTCTAAATACGCTTCAAGTGGCGTTCTCCCGCGAAATACAAACGCGGCGGTACGTCTATTGCCGCACCACCACCAACCAAGTGCGAACCATAGGTGAGGCTTGTTCACTGTTGCACCTCGCATCGATAGGAGAAATTATGCGGCATGACGTGCTCAACCCGCAAGTACAGGGATTTGTTAGCCTCGCCCGCGCGGGTGCATTCCGCAATGGTTTGGTGGGGCGGCGGCTTGACGAACTCGTGGACCTCGCCGCCCGACCGTATGAGCGTGATCACCAAGACGAACGCGGCGGGGTTCAAGTGCCCGCCTCGCCTAGCCCGCGATCTAATGCGGCCATCGCTACGCGCATTTCGTGCTCGGTGAACGCAAGGTCAATCACACTATCGACCTCGGCCTGTTTGCGCCGCTCGGCTATCGCTTGTTGTTCGGCCCAATAGTGCAGCGCATGCGGGTTGCGGATGACGTTCATGTCGCGCACGCCGGGTTGCCCGCGCACGGATTGACCGGCGGGGGCGGCGCTGGCGGGGCGCTGTTCGTGTTGCTCGAATTGCTGGACATGTGCGCGTGCTTGACGCCATAGGCGGCGGCCTCACCCGCCACGACCACGACGGCGACGCCCAACGCGACCTTGCATGCGACCGGGTGAGTGTCACACACGGCGCACGCGCTCAACACGAGCATGAGCACGGCGAACGTTAGATACTCGCGTAATTTCATTTGTTGTACCTCGCTGTATTGGTGAACCAATCGGGCAATGAGTTTAGGTCTCGCGCTACTTGCGCAGCCGTGACGCGCGTCTCAATTTGTGAAAAATTCGTTTGGAGTAATGCGTGCATTTCGGCGTCCGCTACCCCGATAGATCGCGGCGCGTTGGCCCACGCGTCGAGTTGAGCACCGGTCGCCGTGTTGATCGTAAATTCGCGCGCATCGTAAAAACCGGGGGACGTGCATTGGCCGACCATGCATTCGCAGTACGGCGAGCGGCACGGTTGCATTTTTGCCCGGAGCGCCGCGAGTTGATCTTGCGCGAGCCCGACCACGTGGGCGTGCATTGCCTCGTCCCGGCGCCGTTGCAAGTCGAACTTGGACATTGGGAGCGCCACGGGCTCGGCGTCGGTGTAGATATCGCATTTCATGTTTCACCTCGCAATTTGTGTTGGCCGCGATGCATGTACCAAAGAGATACGTTCCCTTTGGTGTCGGCCTCGATTGAATACCCGCGTACCGCAAGCTCGTGCATGCGCCGCGCCTCGGCCTGACGGTGCCGCCGCTCGGCCACGGTCATGGGTTCGCCCTCGTTCGGGTCCTCGTTCTCGCGCAGAATGCGCAACCGGGCCGTTGCCGTCAACGCCGCGTGCGCGTCGTATGCGTTACCCACTCTTTTTCGCCTTTGGCGGGTAACGGTCGGGCCGCGTGGCCGGTATGGTCTCCGGCACGTAATATTCAAGCGCGGCCAACGGATAAGCCCCCAGCAAGGTCGAGCCCGGAAACCGGACGATTCCCATGATCCCGGTCACCGTGCGCGCCACGAGGCACCCCCGGCGCCCGTCCGGGCATGCCACAGCGTGGGGGCCGACCTCGATAGCGGCTTGGCCGTCGTTCATACGTATTTCCGGATACCGTTTAATCGATCGATAAGCGCGTCCCGTTCGACGAGGACTTGGTCGCGGTCCTTGCGCACGTCGTATAGCTGGCCGCCTAACTTAGTAATATCGCCCACGAGTTTGTCGCATTTGGCGGCCTGTTCCGCGCAGTCCTTGCGCAACGCATTGACGAGCACGCCGTCGGCGGGGAATCGTTCGAGGCTGGCGTTACGCTCACGTACGGCTTTGATCTCGTCCCGAAGTGCGGCGCATGCGTTTCGGCCGTCCTCGCGATTGGCTTTTAGCTCGTCGATTTCGGCGCGTGCCGTGGCGAGCGCATCGGAGTATCGTTTGACCTCGTCCTCCCACGCGTTGCGGGTATCGAGCGCTTTGCGCAATATCTCGCCTTGCTGTGCGAGGCGTCCCGTTAGCTCGACGTTAGCCGCCGCCATCGCGCCTCCGATTGCGGCCTCACCGTTCAGCATGGACGCGATACGGGTCGCCGTCGCTTCGTCGTTACACGTGGCGACCGTGACGCGCGGCCAATGCCGTTCGTTGTGACCGGCGTCAACGTCCACCACTCGCCACGAAATGCGCGGGCGGCGGTCGCCGGGTCGCGGGCCCCCAAAAAATACGGTCTTAGGGATTGCGTGAAAGTTTGCCATAGTGAATCACTCTGTTAGATGATGAAAGTTACGAGCATGAGGACGGCGGCGACTATCAGCCCCGCCACCGCCCACCTAAAAACTGTGTCGGACTGGCGCTCCATTTTCAGCACGGCCAGGTATTCGGCGCGGTCCCGTGCGAGTCGATCGGCATTGCGGCGTTCGGTGTTCATGGGGCAAATTATCGCCCGGAACTCGCGGAACTGTAGCGACGCGCGTCACAGTTTCAAACGTCCGGTTTGCCGGGTTTGGCATGCGTTAGGCACTCGAACCCGCCGTCGCACCGGGGGCACGGGCGGGGCGTTGGGTCGTGCTCGCGTACAAGGTCGGCGAGGTGTGACCGCGCTTTTTCTAATTGAGTGACGTAATGCTCGATATTGGCCTTGGCTCGGCGGACTCGCTCGCACTGCGCCGCCGCCCACGTGTCGAACCATTCACCCGCGCTGTGCTTTTCACGCACCTCGCGGAACTTGCCCGCTTGATACGTGGGAGCGAGGTACGTTGTAAATTGTTCGGTGCGTTTGACCACCTCAACGGCCTCGATCTTGTGTTGGCCCCAACGTCCGATACGGTACATGGTCGTGGTTTGTGCGGGTCGTGTCATGATTTGTTTTTCCGTGTTGCTCGTCGTGATCCGGCACCGTAGGCGGCGAACAGTAGCGCCGTGATTTGCGGTTGATATATCCGCACCTCTTTTGCCACGACACGCTTTGCGTATCGGAGCGCGGCGGCGCGCAGTGCTTTATTCATTGGTCGCGCTCGTAAAGCCTTCGCCCGTTTTCATCACCGCGTGTAGATCTGCCTCAAGCGCGGCGAGGTCAATGTCGAACTCGCGGGCCGCCTCTGCCGCCGCGCGCGACATGGCGAAGAGTTGCCGGGCGTCTATAACGTTGTTTTCCATAAATTGTCCTCGGTTAAAAACTGACGACTCCGTCAGGTTATCACGCCTCCGGGTAAAAATCTTCCATTTCCTCGACCAAGTCGAGTAACGCCTCGGTGATCCAAGTGTTACGCCAGATTCGGGTACGAGCGCGGATAAAGTCATTGACCTTGTTCTCGTCCGTGAGCGGGAGCCGCCCCACGGGATCGCCGCCACCCCATCGGTATTCGAGCGAGTCGAACGCCGCTTGGTCCATTTTCGAGGTGCGGGCAATCTCGCGTAGCCGAGTGGTCGCGGCGCGCATGGCCTTCTTGCCGAATTGCTCAGAGTTCGCGGCGCGTTTCAAATGGTTGGGCATGTCGGTCTCCGGTTGAGTCGTTTAATGGTTCGGTCTAATTTCTTGATTGCATTGTGCGCGCGGAGGGCTTTGGTCCTCCACCGTTCGAGCGCCGCCTCGGCCCGCGCGAGCTTGGCGAACTTGTCGGGCTTGGGCGTCGGCAGTTTAGCTAGTTCGAGTTTTGCAACCCATCCCTTGCGCTCGACGTACTCCACCATTTCGCGTTCGAGCGTGGCGTGGCCGCCGTCGTGGGGCCGCGCGTGCGGGTGCCGGACCTCGAACACCCTATGTGACGCATCGTGGATCATGCGGCCCCATCCCTTATGGTGCCCGTCGGTCGGCTTGGTGCTCGCCCAACACGTACGGGCGCGGCTCCGGCGGCTCACGTAGTCGCCCCGCCCGCCCGCTCGGCGGTCCTCGGCGACGCCCACAGGCATATCAGCGAGCTTGCCGAACGCCGCTATAAGGCGTTTGTAGAATGGCAGGATGGCCGCCCGAGTGACCGGCGGATAAGCCCGCCGGTTGGGCTCGGTGTATCGCGGGTCGCCGTTCATAGGGAGTACACCTCGCCGTCGCGGGTGGTGAAATACGCGCTATTTCCCTTTTCGGCGGCCTTGCGCGCGTTCGCCTCGCTCGCGTGCCAAGAGACCAAGTAGCCCCGGTCTTTCATGACGCGAGCCATAACGCCCGAGGTGCGGTTGCCGTCGGCCACGAGGTTAGCGTGGAGTTCGGCGGCGCTCACGATGGGCTTGCCGCAACGGCTAACCGGGTGACTGACGACCACATGTGTGTACGCGGTGCCCGTCGTGCGGGTGAACTCGCCGTACGGCGTGTTGATTTTCAGGGTAAACTTTTTCACTTCGTTGCTCCGTTGTTTGACCGTGACTCGCATCCTACTGACGGAATCGTCAATAAGATGCGAACCCGGTCACAGTTTAGAACCCCGGGTCGAGTTTGGTTTCGGCCACGCCGAGGACGAGGTACCGGTTCTTACCGCCGACCTCAACGTAGGTGTTGTCCTGTTTGGGGCGGCGGCTAAAGCGTGTCACGCGGTGGGATTGGCCCTCGCGCGCGAACACGACTTGGTGGCCGGTCGAGCTAACCTCGACGATCATGCCCGCGTAGGCGTCCGAGCCAATGTGCATCGTGGCGGCCTCGGTGATCCAAGTGTTACGCCAGATTCGGGTACGAGCGCGGATAAAGTCATTGACCTTGTTCTCGTCCGTGAGCGGGAGTCGCCCCACGGTGTCGCCGCCGCCCCATCGGTATTCGAGGGAGTCAAATGCCGCTTGGTCCATTTTCGAGGTGCGGGCAATTTCGCGTAGCCGAGTGGTTGCGGCGCGCATTGCTTTCTTGCCGAATTGCTTAGAGTTCGCGGCGCGTTTCAAATGGTTGGGGTACTCGAGCACCGTTTTAAGTGGCGTTTTCATTTCTTGGGCTCCGTTGCGTCAAGGCGTTGGCTGATTGCGTCTAAAAGTTCAAGGCATTCAGTTACGTGGGTATAGACAGTTTTTCGCTCCTCGGTTGTTAGGCGGCGTATCTCATTAAGCGGAATTGTTTTTAGACAATATTTCGCGCCGTGCAATCCGTACGAGCCGTTCCCGCTGGGACCGCGCGTTACCCTACGCATGGCATCCGAATGATGAACGCCTTTAAATTCACCGGGTTGGCGGGATGGGCACGCCGCCGCCATAGCGCGAGATGACGGCTTTATTTTATTGTCCGCTAAAATTTTCTGTTGGGTCGCGCGTGGCGCCTCTGCCACGCGGGCCGCTTGTATCGCTATATGTTTTGGAATGCCCGCAGTTTCTGCTATTTCGGTTCGCGCGTTTTTTCCGGGAATAGTATCGCGAACGATAGTTATCGCTTCACGTTGCCGTCCAAGTCTATCTTTTTTAGACTTAGGAAGTTTGACCGTGAACGGCGCGACTTTAACCGCTGTTCGCTCGGTGGGATATTTGACCAACAATTGCCCCATGCGTAAAATAGCATCTTTAACAAGTCGATTCGTAGACGCGATAAGCTCGGGCGCGACCTTAAGCGTTTTTGCGAGCGCGGCCAAACCGTCGGCGGCGTTCTTCCAATTCATTACTTCGCTCAAGTCCTCACACCGAGCGAGCGCCATACGCGCGGCCTCGACTCGACCGGGCAACGCGGCGGCAGTGATTCGCGCCGGGGTAATCTCGGCGGGCAACGCGGGCATGTTCATATCCATAATTCACCTTGGGTTGAATGTCGAACGGATCATCTGTTAGGCATTAGAACCTGAAAACTGACGGAATGGACGAGAACTGCGTCACACTTTTGATTAATATGCTACTATGTGCCCACGTCTTGCCATTCTCACTGCACGAGGATTTTTTATATGTCTCCCTTTGACCCTGCATTTGCTATTCCGCCTATCGTTCCGATTGACTACCGCAACCCGGATTATCGACCGATATTTATTGAACGCGCCCGCCGTATCGCTTTTCTGCGCGCGTACCCCAAAGAATTACTATTGATCAAGCGATATTATGCGGACCACGTCGCACAATTTATAAGCGATTGGGCGTTGACCATTGACCCTCGCGTGTTGAAACCGCGCTCCCCGGTCATGCCGTTTTTGCTGTTCCCAAAGCAAGTCGAGCTTATCCAATGGATCGAGGACGGGTACAACAAAGGCGAGGGTGGCGCCGTCGTCAAGTCTCGCGACGTGGGCGCGTCGTGGGTCGCGATGGCGTGGTCGTGTACCAAGTGTCTTTTTATCAAAGATTTTATGGTTGGTATAGGTTCCGCTAAAGAAGATAAAGTGGACCGGAGCGGCGACCCGGACACTTTGTTCTACAAAGCCAAGATGTTTTTGCAATGGTTGCCGTACGAGTTTCGGTGCGGGTGGGAGCTTGGCCGCCACGCGGCGCACATGCGTCTGCATTTCCCCGAGACCGGGTCGAGCGTTACTGGCGAGGCGGGGGACAATATCGGGCGCGGCGGTCGCAAATCAGTGTACATCGTGGACGAGGCCGCGCACGTCGAGCGCCCCAAACTGATTGACGCCTCGCTCGCGGCGACGACCGACTGCCGTATCGACATGAGTTCAGTCAATGGTAAAGCGAACTCGTTTGCGGAAAAAGTCCATAGCGGGCAAACGCGCGTGTTTCGGTTCGGATGGCGGGACGACCCGCGCAAGGATCAAGCGTGGTACGACGGAAAGAGCACGGGACCCAACGCGCTTGACCCCGTCATCGTCGCTCAGGAAATAGACTGTAATTTCGACGCCGCGGCGAACAATGTCATTATACCGTCGGACATGGTGCAAGCCGCCATTGGGTTGCACCTCAAGCTCGGCATAACGGCCACGGGGCTACGACGAACCGCGCTCGACGTGGCGGACCAAGGCCGCGACAAAAACGCGCTGGCGTCACGCAAGGGGCTCGTGCTTGATTATCTCAAGTCGTGGAGCGGCAAGGGCTCGGACCTTTACGCCACGACGACCGAGGCCGTTGTCACGGTCGAGCAATTGGGCGAGCGCATATTCGAGTACGACGCCGACGGCATGGGCGCGAACGTGCGTGGCGATATCCGCGTATTGAATGAGTTGCGTCGCAAGGAATCGCCGCGCGAGTTCCGCGAGGTGACCGCCGTCCCGTTCCGGGGCTCGGGCGCCGTGTTGTGGCCGGAGCGCCGCGCGCCGCGCTCGGAGATAAAAAACGAGGACATGTTCGCGAACTACAAAGCCCAAGCGTGGTGGCATCTGTACACGATGTTCAACGAGTCGTGGAAAGCGAGCAAGGGCGAGCCATATGATCCCAGTCTCATTGTGTGCATTGACCCACAACTCCCCGAACTTGCAACCCTCGCCTCGGAGTTAATCCAACCCGTTTGGAAGTGGCAACCGAGCGGCAAGCGCATTGTGGACAAGGTCCCCGACGATACCCGGTCGCCGAACTTGGCCGACGCGGTTATGATGTGCTACTCTCCCCGCAAGAATCCTCTGATAATTTCGGACGACATGTTGCGAGACTTTGAAACGTGAACATATTTAAGTACTTGTTTTCTAAAGCCCCCGCCGTCGTCAACGCGCCCGCTCCGGCCAAGCCCGCGCTATCACTCGCCGCGTTCGAGCGAATCATGGAGCAATTGGCCCCAACGCCCAAGTTTGTCAAGTACGCCCGCCCGGCGCTCCCGCCGGGGGTGTTTCCCGACGTGTTGCCCGCGGTGACCCGTGGCGACCTCGTTCTCGCCATGGACGCTAACGGAATCCGCGAGACCGAACGCACCATGGCGTATGACGACGGCGGCACCACGGCGCCCACGTTCTCGTTTCTAAACTCGTCCGCGCTCGGCTGCGGCCTGACGTTCCCCGGTTTCCCATACCTCGCGGCGCTCCAACAAATCAGCGAGTACCGCGCGCCGTGTGAGGTCATGTCCACGGAAATGACCCGTGAGTGGATCGAGATCGTATCAAAGGGCGGTGCCACAAAGGCACCGGACGGCGACGACAAGGACAAGGGCGACAAGCCCAAGGTGACCGGCGACGCCGCGCCACCGCCCCCGGGCGACGACGAACCCGCCGAGGGCGACGAGGTCGTGGACCCGACCGAGGAAAAAATAAAAGAAATCACCGACCGCATGGACGAACTCAAACTCCGCGAACGGTTCCAAACCGTGGCGTTGTACGACGGACAGTTCGGCGGCGGTCATTTGTACTGGGAGTTCAAGGGTGCCGATAATGACAAGGTGCGCCAAACGCCGCTCGTGATCGAGCAAATAAAAAAGGGAACTTTGATGCGCGTTACGGCGATCGAACCGTACTGGATGACCCCGTACAACTACAACGCGAACCGCCCGGAATTGCCGGATTTTTACGTCCCGCAATCGTGGTTCATGCTCGGCAAAAAAACACATACCACGCGCCTCATGGTCGTGATATCTCGCCCGCTCCCCGACTTGCTCAAGCCGTCTTACAATTTCACGGGCATTTCGCTCGCGCAACTCATGGCACCGTATATCGACCGTTGGCTCCGCACGGCCAAGTCGGTCAATGATCTTATCTCGATTTTTTCGATTGTGAACCTTTCGACCGACATGCAATCGACCGTCCAAGAGGGAGGCGACAACGGCCCCACGCTATTGCAGCGTATAAAAATGTTCACGGCCTCGCGCGATAATAAGGGCGTGTTCATTACGAACAAGGACTCGGAGGAATTAAAAACTCTCCAAGTGTCGCTCGCGTCGCTCGACAAATTGCAAGCTCAGTCGCAAGAGCACATGAGCGCACCGTCGCATATCCCCCTCGTCAAACTGTTCGGCATTACGCCCACGGGTTTGGGCGCAACGACCGAGGGCGAGTTCCAAGCGTTTTACGATTGGGTCAACGCTCAACAGCAACACACGTTCGGCGATCACATCAAGCGCGCATTGGAAATCGTGCAAATGGATTTGTACGGCGAGGTGGACCCGGACATTACATTCAAATTCAAAACGCTGTTCAAGCCGACCGCCAAGGAAAATGCGGAAGTTCTAAAGGCCGAGGCCGAGCGCGACGACAAGTATGTCGCCATGGGCGCGATATCACCTGACGAAGTACGAACGCGCCTTGCGGGCGATCCGAACAGCGGGTACGACGGCCTTACGGGTGATGCGCCGGGACCGCCGATTGATCCAAACTCGGGCATTGATCCGGAGACCGGCGAGCCAATGGCGCCGCCCCTTGATCCCAACAAGGACGCCGACCGCGAGCACGCGAGCGCCGAGGCAGACAAGGACCGCCAGCACGGCGCAAAGGAAAGCGACGCGGATCGCAAGGCCGCCGCAAAAACAGCCAAGGCGAAGGGTCCGCCGAAATAGGCTTGACGTGTCCGTCAGTTTCATAAATACTCGCCCCCATAAATGAGACCGCCCGACCTTTATATCGGACCCAAGGCCAACCCGCAAACCTCGCGTTGGCACTTATGGCGACGCGTGGTTGGTTACCGCGCCGAACTCGACACGGGCAAAACCGTCGAATGCGCGTGGCAATTGTCGCTGCACCGTTGGCATAGGTCCGACGACGACCGCGCATTGCACGATCATTCGGGGCACAATATCAGTATCTTGCTGACCGGGTGTTACACCGAGGTTTTGTTCGACCCCCGGGCCGATCCCACGCGTACCCCCGTGCCGCGCTCCGCGTATCCCTATGGCTACGTGCTCAAGCTCCGGTTACCATTCATCCCCTACTTTCGACGTGCGGCGACCCCGCATCGTGTGGTATTGTCCCACGGTCCCATATGGTCACTTTGGTTTAGGTTCCCCCCGATTCGTGAGTGGGGCTTTTGGTGTGGCAATGGTTGGAAGCATTGGAAGGATTATTGCGGCCAGCGCGATTACTCCGCGAAAGGCAGTGAATCAACAGTAGGGAAGGGTTGCGGATAAATGGCACAGACTAAAGAATCGATGCGACAAGTAGCCGACGCGGGGGTCATTGCCACGCGGCAGAAACGAGCCGAGCACCAACCGCAAATTGAAAAGCGTTTCAAACCCGAGCCGCCGGGGTTCTATCGCGGCGTAAGGATCAAACCGAAATGAGTGCTCCCAAGGAATCCGGGCCGCCGTGCCCCAAGTGTGGCCGCCCCATGAACCGGGGCTCCGTAACTGCCAAGGGAAAAACTCGGTGGACGTGTCGGCGACGGGGAGAGGGCGGCGCGCGAACTTTGTGCTATTCGACTACGGACCCGAGCGCGTCAGTACGGGGGCCGAACTGGCAAAATGCCGTAGATCAATTCCCCGTGTTCACCAATGGTCGCATTGGCTCCGCGCATACGCTGTTGATTACCACGGCGCAAAACGCGACCCCGGTCAATATCCAATTTTGGCGGGCGCTCAAGCGGTACGCGAAAAAGATTGACGCCGAAATCGTGGTGATCCCGCTCCGGTACTCGAACCCCACGTCTATTTGGTCCAAAGATGCGCGCGGGTCCATGTGGTGGGACGATGCGTTCTTGAACGTGCGCAAAGTTCGCGACGAGCACGGCGAGTGGAAAACCGTACGCACCAATCGCTACTTGCACAATGAGCGAACGGTGATCAACAAAAATTTGACGTTGCTTGCTGATATCAATGTGCTGCCGACGGCGTCCTCGCCGCTCACGAGCAAAGAGGGATTTACGGGGGCGTCCTCGGGTATCCTCGGCCACACTCGCGCGCAGACAGTGAGCGTTGCGACGCCGGGTCACAAAATGGCAAAGCTCATGATGACAACCGGAGCCTGCACGAAACAGAATTTCATTCCCTCGAACGTCGGCAAGAGCGGCGAACACCATTTCATCACGGGCGCGCTCATTGTCGAAATTGAAGGGCCACTATTTTGGGCGCGTCGATTGAACGCCGACAGCAAAGGAAACTTTATTGACGGCGCAAAAGGCTTGCTCGTGACCCAAGACGGCATAAGCGCGGCCGACCGTCCGCTCGGAATCGAGCTAGGCGACACGCACGCGGCGACCAAGTCCAAGGCGGTACACGACGCCACGTTCGGCCCCAAGGGCATAGTGACCACGCTCAAGCCGCGCAAGATCATGTTTAACGATTTGCTCGACGCGCAGTCGTGCAACCCGCACGAGGCGCACGACCCATTCGTGGAGGGCGCACTCGCAACCGGCGACCGCGATAACGTGGAGGGCGAGGTCAACGCAACCATTGATTATCTAGCCTCGGTCGCGCCGTCTTTCGCGACGACCTATGTTAAGCGTTCCAACCACGATGATATGCTGCGACGTTGGGTCGTCAAAAATACCGATTGGGCAAAGGTCGCCGTCAAAAACCGTCGGTTTCTTTTGCGCATGGCCTCATACATGGAGGCCAACGCCACGTTGACGCCCGAGGGTTTCCCGACCTATCCGTCGCCGTTTCCGTATTGCGTCGAGTCGCGCAATATCCCGAATGTCGTTTGCCTCAAGTCGGGCGAATCGCTCGTCGTCGGCAAATACGAGTGCCAGTACCACGGGCACAAGGGGCCGAACGGTGCCAAGGGCGCGTTGCGCAATCTGTCGCGCATCGGTGTCAAAACCATGATTGCACACGGCCACGGGCCGGGCGAGGAAAGCGGGTCAATGCAAGTCGGCCACTCTGCCGAGCCCGACCAACCGTACGCCTCCGGGGCTCCGTCCTCGTGGCTTTGGGCTCACGGCCTGATCATGGCGAACGGCAAGGCGCAATTGATTGTGATCGTAAACGGCCGATACTGTCGATAACGAGAGGTGAACATGTCAAATTATTGCGAACGCCAAGGCCACGCGGCCCCGCGCGGGGTGAAACCGGGCGATGAATTTACCTGCATGAATTGCGGTGCGGGTTGCGTGGCCGCGCCGCCAGCCGAGGCGAATAGCGAGGAGCTAGTCAAGCGCGGCGGACCGCCGGTAATCGAATCGGCCCCGGTAATCGGACTGCCGACCGAGGACGCGGCGCGCAAATCGTTACCCGTATTTGGAGGGTTGCTTATGTATTTCCCACTCGCATGTTGCGCCGTCGCGGACGTGTCGCGTCGGGGGAACGAACAACATAACCCCGGCGAACCGCTGCATTGGGCGCGCGGCAAGTCCATGAATCAATTGGATACCGCTACGAGGCATCTAATGGACCACGGTATCGGCATTCGGTACGACAAGGACGGCGGGAGGCATCTGGCAAAGGCCGCGTGGCGCGTCCTTGCGGAGTTGCAATTAGACATTGAACGCGAGGCGGCCGAGCATGAAGCTAGCAACGTGTCATCCGACGCGTAAGCACCAAGCGCGTGGGTTGTGTCGGTGCTGCTACGACCAATGGCTCAAGCGGGAGAACCCGGAATACCGCAACCGGCAACGGAAAAATAATGAAAACTGGCTAGCGAAACTCACGCCGGAGCGCAAGTTAGAGCTACAGGGATATCGGTCGCGGCGCTGGCGGGAACTTAAAAACGACGCCGCGCACAAACGCGCCCGCCGCAGTGAACGCCTTGTCCGCAAGTACAACCTAACGGCAAACGAATACGACGCCATGCTAGCGGCGCAAGGCGGCGGGTGTGCAATTTGCTCGCGGCGCCCCGGTAAAACTCCGCTCCATGTCGATCATGACCACGCCACGGGGCGCGTGCGTGGTATCCTTTGCCACCAATGCAATTGGTACCTCGGCACGATTGACGCCGACCCTAACATTTTGCCGAGGCTTATCGCATATGCGACTCCGACACCTCAAGACGGCAACGAACCGGTTTAAAACCCTCCGGGCGATCCGCCCGAACGCGGGCGTTGAGGCGTGGTACCAATCACGCCTTGAGCATATCGTGTACAGCATGGGTCTATCGGTGCGCGAAATCCTCGACGCGTACCGCGAGGCCGCGCCCACGGGATACGCGGGTGACGGTCTTATCGTGGAATTTGAGCCCGCGCGCGGCCCTTATGAATTGTTTCAAGTAGCGATTGCCGCCGACGCGGTCAAATCCCCGTCGCTGTTTATCAAACGCGCAATGACGAAGTGGGGCGAGAAATGGACGCGCAAAATTGAGTCTATGTCCGACCGCATGGCCGCGCAATTCGCCGAGCGATCGTTTCGCGCGACCGAAAACAGCATGCGCGCCGCGTTCCGCGAGGCCGGGTTCACCGTGAAATTTGCCCCGAGCAAGGGCAGCGTGGAGGCGTACCGGGGCGTCGTCGCGGAAAATGTCGGACTCATTCGCTCAATACCGGCGCAGTACCTAAAAGAGATTGAAGGCAAGGTGTGGCGCTCGGCCATGCGCGGCGGCGACCTTTACGACTTGTCCAAGGACTTGCGCGCAACGTACGGCGTGACAATCAAGCGCGCGGCGCTGATCGCGCGAGACCAAAACGCGAAAGCGAAAGCCGTCATTGAAGCAACGCGCGACCTCGAACTCGGGATAACCCACGCCATATGGGAGCATTCGAGCGCGGGCAAAGTGCCGCGTCCCACACACGTGGCAAACAACGGCAAGCGTTACAATATCAAAACGGGTTGGTGGGACCCGGACGCCAACGGCCCCGGCAAGGGGCAACACATTCTCCCCGGCGTACTGATCAATTGCCGATGCACCGGACGCGCGATCATACCCGCCTTTGATGATTAGCGGCGTTTCGCTCAAGTTCCCACGGGAACTTTGACGCGCCCTAGACGCGTCAACCTCCGGCGGTATACCATGTAGGCATGCCGCTCAACCACGCCAAGGGCAAAAAAGCCCGCTCCCAAAATATCGCCGAACTGATCCGCGCGGGACATTCCCCGGAACAGGCCGCCGCTATTGCGTACAAGGTGAACGGCGAGGACGAGGTCGAGTTCGAGGCCGAGGACGCGTTCGAGGAATCGAAACACCCGCGCGACCCTAGCGGCAAGTTTGGCTCCGGGCTTAAAAAAGTGGGCGGCATGAGCGTATCCGTGGGCGAGAACTCCCCGGATGTATCGCACTTGAGCGCGTTGGAATTGCGTCTTCACAATGAAACTATGCGATTGCAGAATGCCAAGACCAAGGGCGAGCGGGCAACCCGCGAAGTGTGGATAAAGCAAATTGAAAAGGAAATCGCGCACGAAAAAGAACATCTCGGACTTACCGGCAACACGGCGGATGATCCGGACCTCGATTTGACCGACGAGGAACTACTCGCGGCGCTCACGGGCGATTCCGCGTTAGAGCTTGCGTTTGATCGCTCCATGCGCTCCGTCGATTTGGACGGGCATATGCATGTCGAATCGGTGAACATTTCCAAGGCGAATGTGTGCCCGTATATGGGCTCGGAAATTCCGAACGGAGCCGAGCTTGGCCTCGATCCCACCCGCGTTTATATGCTGTATCGCGCGGCCTCGGAGCTTGAGGCCGCCGCGCCCACGTTCGAGAATAAGCAACTCATGATCAAGCACGTGGGCGTCAGCGCCGCGAGCCCGCAAGAGTGGCTTACCGTCGGCGTTGTCTCCGGCGTTCACTGGCAAGCCCCGTATTTGAAAGCGCGGCTCACGGTTTGGAACCAAAAAGGTATTGACGCAATCGAGTCAAAGGCGCAGAGTGAACTTTCATCGGGCTACCGCTATAAAGCAGATATGACGCCCGGCATAGTTGACGGCGTCCACTACGACGGTATAATGCGTCAAATTGTCGGTAACCATGTCGCCCTCGTCACCGAGGGTCGAGTCGGCCCGGATGTGTTTGTAACGGACGAAGTCCCACAAGAGTTTTTAAACATGAAAATTTCCGTACTGTCTGCCGCCCTCGTCGCCGCCGGTTTGATTGCAACCGACAAAAAGCCCGAGGACGTAACGAGTCTCTTGTCCGAGCAATTCGCGCTCGACAAGGCCGCGAAGGACAAGGCCGCCGAGGACGCCGCGAAAGCGGAAGCCGAGGACAAGGCCAAGGACGAAAAGGCGCGCGACGAAGCGGCCAAGAAAATCGGAGCCAAGGCCGAGGACATGGTCAAGGGCAAGGACGGCAATTGGGGTTTGGGCAAGCGCGGCGCCGACGGCGAGCTTGAGGAAATGGACGCCGAGGATATCGACCTCGTGACCGCCGAGCGCGGCGGCGTCAAGCCCCACGTGAACGCGGGTAAGGGCATGGACGAGGCCGCCGTCGCCAAGCTCGTGGCCGACGGTATCGCCGCCGACCGCGCCTCGCAGTCCGCACTATTTCAGGCACGCTCGGAAGTGTTGCCGGTACTCGGTACGGTCGCGTACGATACCGCCGAACAAGTCTACGGCGCCGCCCTCACGCATTTGAAGGTCGAGCACAAGGACGTACACCCGTCCGCACTGCGCGCCCTGTTTGCCGCGTCCGTCAAGAACGCGCCGAAAACCGGCGTTGTGATTGGCGACGCGGCCACGGTCCAAACCATGGACAAGGCTTTCCCGCATTTCAACCGACTGTCCCGCTAAGAGAACCGCACACATGAGCAATTTTCCCACTTCCGTCAATTCCCTCCAAGCCCCGGCGGTTCGCGGCGACTTCGCGTCGCAGAATCCCCGAGCCTCGGTTCTCGCCGGTCAAGGTGCCCTCGTGGCGCCCGTTGGCGGCCTGATCGTGGGGAACTTCGCGTTCGTCACGGGTGCAACCGCAAGCGCGGGTGAAACCGTGTCGCAGTCGTACACGAGCGGTACTCAAATCGGTTTCCTCGCTCGCGAGGAACAGGGTTTGATTTCCACGTACTTGGCGGGCGACTCGCTTGTCGTACCGCAAGGTTTCATGGTCACGCTGTATGACGAGGGCGAGTTTTTCGCCTACTTCGGCAACGGTGTCACCCCCGGCTCGACCGTGTACGCGGACGAAAGCACGGGCGCACCGACCACGGCGGCCAGCACGAGCGTGACCGGCGAAGTGGGTTTCACGGGTACCGGAAGCCTCGCGACCGTGTCCACCGTCGCCCAATTGACCCTTGCGACGATCACCTCGGGCGTGATCACCATTGGCGATATCGTCAGCGGCACCGGCACGGCGAGCAACGTTGTGACGAGCCTCGCGAGCGGCACGGCTAACACCGTGGGCGCCGTCTACAATTTGAGCGGCGCGGTTACGACCGAGGCGGCAGAGGCCATCACCACGGCGTCGGCCACCCTCAACGTGACGGCGGTTGCCTCGGGCTCGCTGTCCGTCGGCGACCCGGTCACCGGCACCGGCGTGACGGCGGGTACCACGATCGGCAGTTTCGGCCCCGGAACGACCGGCGGCGTGGGTACTTACGGCCTGATCATTCCCGGCAATACCCCGTTCCACACGGCGGCGGAAACGATCACCGGTTCCACCAATGTGGTAACCGCGTTCGTGGTTCGAAGCTTTGCCGGGCCGGGCGAACTCGCGAAAATCTCGACTTGGTAAGCTCACGCCTTGAACCGTTTTTGACTCAGGAAACACGCAAATGAAAATCGCATTCGACCAAGCCCGCCTCGCAGCCGAGTACGGCATTCACTTTATGAGCCGACCGGGCGACGCCCCGTTGACTCTACAGTTCATGGACCGCGACCTCGGCGCATTCGACGCGCAGCCCGGTCTTGTGACCGCCGCCAACGCGGGCATTCTGTCCTTGTTCACCACGTACGTGGACCCGACCTTGATTCAAGTCAAGGTCTCGCCGGTCAAGGCCGCCGAGCTTTACGGCGAGCGCAAGTACGGCGATTGGGTCACGGACACCGCCGCGTTTCCTGTCGTGGAACGCACCGGTCAGACGACCGCGTACGGCGATTTCAACGAGGGCGGCGTGGCCGGGTACAACGTGAACTGGCCCCAACGCCAGTCGTTCCACTATCAGCTTTTCACCCGTTGGGGCGAGCGCGAATTGGAGCGGGCCGCAAAGGCGCGCATCGACTGGGCGAACGGCGTCAACCAGGGCGCGGCCCTGGCAATGTCGAAATTCGAAAACACCTCGTATCTGTTCGGTATCGCCGGGTTGCAGAACTACGGCGGCGTGAACGACCCGAGCTTGCCGGCGGCCATCGCCGCGACGTCCTCGTGGTTCTCGGCCACCGACCCGCTCGTGATCTACAACGACATTCTGCGGTTGGTTCAGCAAGCGATTTTGCAGTCCAACGGCATTCTGTCGCCGACGAGCGACTACACCCTCGGCATTTCGCCGGGCAACGAGGTCAATTTCCTCAAGTCGAACGCGACGTTCGCCACGAACGTGTACGACATGATGAAAAAGGGTTTCCCCAATCTCAAGGTCGTGACCGTGCCCGAGTTCTCGACGGCGAGCGCGAGCGGCACCGAGTTCGTGCAGTTGATCCCGGCGACCGTGGACGGCCAGAAAGTGGTTGACTCCGCGTTCACCGAGAAAATGCGCGCACATGCCATGATCACCATGGACAGCGGTTGGCGCCAGAAAAAGAGCGCGGGCACCTGGGGCACCGTGTTCTACTACCCGGCGGTCGTCGCCTCGATGCACTTCTAATCGAGTGGATCGCGAAAGGAACCAAGGGCCGCCCCGAGCAATCGCGGCGGCCTTTTTCGTATGACCAACCTCAACCCCTCCATGGTGAACCCCGGCCCTATATACGAGGGCGCGTTCGCTTTTCTGCCGCCGTACTACTATGAGCCCGGCGGCGGCCCTCCGTACCCGTCGGGGAGCGGGGGCGAGGATGCGCTCGTCGCGGGCGTAGCGCCCGGCCAAACGGGAATTGCGGCGGGCCGGTTCGGTTGGGCGTCTTCGGCGGGCGTCGTCCTGAACGCGCGTACGTCGGCGCAAGACTACCTCGGCGTCGTGATCCCGCGCCGGGCTAATTGGGAATCCGCGTACGTCTATCGGGGAACGCGCTACTTGCGCTCGGGCTATCCCGTGACCCTGATCACCAAGGGTGCCTTTTGGCTCAAGTTCCCCGGCGGCGCGTTTTATGGCGACCCCGTGTACGCTGACTTAGTGGACGGCCACGCGGTTTCGGGTATGATCGCGGGAGCGGAACTCACACCGTTTTTTGTGACGTTCGGATGCAATCCGGGCGGCTTGGCTCAGGTATCCACGTGGGCGAAGTTTGTTTAACGACCCTCAGTAAATAGGAGTATCGACGTATGAGTAATGTATGTGTGGTGGGCTGTAAATTGCCCAATGGACTTATCTTGGAAACGGGCTACAAATTCGAGAATGGCAACATTGTTCGTACCGAATCCTATAAGCGTATCGTGCTTGCCGGCGCGAATCAGGAACACCAACGCGCCGCGAAAAGCGAAAGCATTTTGCTACCCGCGCGATTGAACTTCCGGCCCGGAATCACCGAGGGCGTGGACGAGGACGTGTACGACGCGTGGGTTGCCGCGCACAAGGACTCGAACATCGTCAAAAACAAACTCATTTGGAAGGCCAAGAACAAAACCGAGGCGTTGGCAATTGCTCAGGCCGACGAGCGCAAGATTGGGTTTGAGCCCCTCGACCGCAAGAAACTGCCGCAAGTCAAAGCGTTCGACGCCGAGGACGATGGCAGCAAGGCCGCTTAATCATGCCCGTGATTCCGTGTACAAATACGCCGATAGTCCAAGGGATCGTGACCTTTGACCCCGCCGCGTTCGTCGCCATGTACCCGGATTTCACGGGGCTCACCAACCTGCAAATGCAAAACGCGTTCGCGCTCGCCGAACTGTACGTCAACAATACGTGCGGCTCGCGAGTGCGAAACGCGAACTTGCGCGAAACGTTGCTCGGCCTCGTGACCGCGCATATTGCTTTTTTGAATTATGGATCAATCGACGCCGCCGGAAATGTGACTCCGGCGCCGGGCATCGTGGGCCGGGTAAACCAAGCGAGCGAGGGCACCGTGTCCGTGTCCGCTGAAATGGTCGCCACGGCGGCTAGCGCGTTCTATCTGCAAACGAAATGGGGCGCGCAGTTTTGGAGCGCGACCGCGCCATTCCGCACGGCGGTTTACGTTGCGCCGCTGCAAACGTGCGACACGCCTTGGGGTGGCAACACGTTCGACGGGTTCGGGGGCGGCGGGTGTGGCTGCTAGCTCGCACAAGTTCGAGATAGCACTACAAGCACTCGCGCATAAGATCAGCGTTGGCGGTTCGCTCAAGGTAGGATTTCTTGAGGGCGTCAATTACCCCGTAGGCGACAACAGCAAGTTTTTGTCGGCGGTCGGGAGCAAGGCCACGCCCAAACCGTCGGCCTCGGTCTCGGTCGCTCAGGTTGCATTCTGGAATGAGTTTGGGACCAAGACCGCGCCCGCGCGTCCGTTCTTTCGCAACACGATTGCGGAACAGTCGGCCAAGTGGGGAAAGGGTTTGGGCAAGCTCATGATTCAAACGAAACTCAACGGGCCGCAATCGCTCGAACTATTGGGCCGCGAAATGAAAAACGACATTGTTACCTCGATCCAACGTTGGCCCGCCGACAACGCGGCGTTGACGGTTAAGATCAAAGGGTTTAATAAAGGGCTCGTCCACAATTCCGTCATGGTGCGCAACGTCGCGTATAAGGTTGAGTCATGAATTTGCACGGCATAGTGCGCGGCGCGATCACCACGGTTAACCCGGACATTCTCGCCCCGTGGATACAATCGACCGGACGAGGTGCGCCCGACGCGGCGGGCAACGTCGTGTCCACGTACGCCGCGCCCGTGAGTATCCGCATTCAAGTGCAAGCGTTGAGCGCAAAGGATTTGTCGCAAGTCAACGGCATGAACTTGCAAAACGTGCTCCGCGCGGTCTACTGCTACGGCAACAAACAGGGCGTCGTGCGCGTCGCGCAGAAGGGCGGCGACCTTTTCCAGTTCCCCGAGGTACCCAACCCGCCCGGCGGCGCCGTGCGCAATTGGCTCGTGGTCAAGGTCGTGGAAACGT